GTATGAACCATATCGATTGTTTAACGAATCCGGCAGCGTTCCGTAATTTAATGGATTCCAAATACCTGTGTATTGATCGGATTCCAAGTAGGGCAGGCGTTGGACACCAGGACGCAGCCGAATACCATTTGGATCCAACACTGTATACAGGTCGCGAATTGGACGCATTTGGATTTGAATCTCGCATTCGTGGTACTGGAGCGCAACCAATGGCAGCGAATTTGCTATAAAGTCACTGAACCACAGGCCCAAGGGTACGCGAACAATACGTCCAGGTATGCTTGGCGCATTGTTTTGTACCGGGACTGGAACCTGATTTGTTCCGCGCCACGCAATCACATTGGGGTACGTACCGGAGACTGGATCCGCATACATTCCGTTGGCGGGATCAAAGTACTCGGGCGTGTCCGCAATCAGTTGGCGCCATTTTTGATACTGGGATACATCACTGTCCAACAGCATCCGTGCGCAGATCCAGTCACTTGTAAACTCTTGAATCTTTTGGCCGCCGATTGTAAAGGTTACTGTATCAATAAGTCGTGCGCCGATTTGTCGGACCCACGCAAATTCATAACTTCGCTCGAGCACGTATTCCGAACTTGCGTTTTCAACAATGTAGGCCTTGCTAAATATGTCCGGCAACGACACACGCAGCACAAGATCACTTAGCAAATCGCCCTGACGTGGAATTTTTGCCTTCACAAGAATGGGTGCGTCCATCATGAGTTGGTTCGGGCCTTCGAGTGGAATTTGCGTAACTTCTTGTGAAAAATGGGTATACTGCATGAATGTTTTGCGAAACCAAGACGTCTGTGGATTTCCATTCAAAATTAGATTTTCTGTTCCGTAACAAACAAGTGCAAGCAAGCCACCCGGCATTCCTATTCAGGGCGACGATTATTCACATATCGTCTAAAACGCGTTGTAGGATCCCTGCTCCTATAATAGAAGAAACAACATGGAAAACATTGCTGCTTTTGCGGCGTCCAATATTGCAAACGTAACCGCAAATGTTGCCGCAAATTTCGTGGCATCCAATAATAAGCCATCTGCGACCTTTTCATTTATGACTGCGCTGGCGTGGATTGTGGGTGCGCTATTGCTGGGCGCGATTGGATACGCCGCGTGGTGGTTCTATCGTCGCCAGCAGTCCGCGCCGCCGCCGACCGCGCCCGAACAGGAGCCCACCGGTCAAACATGGTGCTATGTAGGCGCCGACATCAAGGGTCGTCATTGTGTTCAGGTCCCGTCCGCAGCATCCTGTGATCCCGAACGCACGTTTACGTCCAGTATGGCATGTTCAACCGCCGCGGCCTTATAAGCCTGTTGGAAACGTCGCACCATAAGTAGGAGATGTCATCACTACTGAATCAAATTACAAATTCGATACAGTATAGTGTACATAAAGCCACATACGATCCAGAGGCCAATGCGTTTGCAGAACAGCAGGCAAAAGAGCGTGAAAAGGAACAGACACGGGCCGCACAAGCCGCCGCAGACGCCGAACGGACCGCCGAACAAAAACGCAAAGACGAACTGGTTGCCGCGGCCGCAGCAGACGCGGAAGCCGAACGCGAGCGTCGTGCGCATTTTAGCGGATCGCGGATGATTGGACGCGCGTTTGAAATTATAGGTGCGATTGTTGGTGTGTTTGTATTGGTGGTGTTTGGCGTGTTGGGTGCGTCACTGGCCACGAATCTCAATGTCTATCGCGAGATGCCCTACAGAATCTTGTATGCGGTGTACGGGTTTTTGTTTTTCTGGGTTGTTATTCCGTACGTGTTTGGCTACCGCTGGTGGTGGAATGGCAAGAAACCGCGCTTTTACGCAATGATTCCTATTGTGCCCTACAAATTTACGAATCCGATTGCGGGTATGCTGTTGGGATGGATGAGTTATAAGCCCGATGAAAGCATCGAGGGGCTTAAAGAATGGATATAAGATTGGGCAAATGTAAAATCAGTTACGTTTTGTAATTTCACGTTGGTGAATTCACAAAACTTGAACGAGTAAACCTTTCAATGTCCCTGCACCCCCGAATGGATGTAGGGGTCCAGAATTGCGTATAATTGCAGATAAAATGCGTACACGTTTATGTCTGCTGACGCCGCGCTGGAATCACTGGCTGTGTCGTCATACGTGTCATACAAGGGACGCATGAATCCTGTTGGAAGCAACACGAGTAGGCGCTTTTGTAGGGTAGCAAGTTCATTGTATGTTAGAAACATTGGAATGTCTTTTCGCGATCGATCGTAATTGTCCAAATCGATGACAATAAATCCGTTATACCGATTCGGTATGAATCGACGCAGAATAGCCGAATCATACAGTGTAAGAGACCGGTCCAGACCGATACTTCCTACGGTGGGGAGCATCATCTCTACTATGAGATGCAGGTTTTTCGCCGGCGGCGGTCTTTAAATGGGTGGTGCGCCACCCGCCCCTTACAGGCGTCGAAGATAGTATGCGTATGCTGCGCCACCAATCACTATACCCACAACACCCATGGCAATTGCGACGGTGTTGGCCGCGCTACCGGTGCCGCCACTGCGCGACAATGCACGCATTGCGTTGACAAACTCATCCCACGAAATTTTGCGCTTACCCAATTGCGCATTGACGCGGTTGTGAAGTTGAAACAACCAATACACAAGCGTTGTTCGCGAATGATTGACAGCGCGCACAGGCATTTGACGCAAAAACTCGCTATAATGTGTTCGGCAAATGGGACACGGAATCACAAAGGCCAGCGATTCAAAATAGGACGCAACGGCTTCCTGTTCGTCTTTACTGGGCGAATCCGAATAGCCAAGTGTCACAATATGCATGGCGTTCCAAAAAATGGGTCCCCATACAGATGGCGACATACCGATCGGCGGAAATACGGGTGTCATATCCTTAGTAATAGAAGACACTTTTATGTTGTCCGCCTAAACCTACGCGCACGAAATATAATCAAT